CCGATGCCGTCGAAGTGGCAAACATTCTCGGCAGCGAGAACGCGCACCACTGCCGCAAGGTAATTCCGCAGTAATCCACCTCACACCGCGCAGCAAGCCGCCTTCGGGCGGCTTCTTGCATTCTGGAGCCGCTACATGGGCACGATGATTTACCAGTATGGCCAGCTAAATACGGCTGGTGCGATGGCGCCCGGCGCCTACGTGCAGATCGTCAAACCGCCGCCCGTCGTCGCCGGCGTCGCGACCAATGGCTACGGCCTGGTTGGTGTCGCATCGTGGGGGCCGGTCAACAGCCCGCTGATTACCGGTTCGCCGCAGGCAAACCAGGCCAACTGGGGCCCGGTCACGAACCGCATGCGCGACCTCGCAACCGCGATCGCTATCGCGTTCATGCTCGGCCAGTACAACAACGTGGCGGTGCGTGTCACGGACGGCACCGACACGGCCGCTACTGGCGCGCTGAAGGATGGCGCGAACGCGACCGGCGCGACGCTGACCGGTTACTACACGGGCTCGCTGGGCAATAGCCTTGTCGCGACGACGTCCAATGGCACGAAGCCGAACAGCTACAAGCTGACACTTGCGCTGCCGGGCTTCCAGCCCGAAGTCTTCGACAACCTCACGCAGGGCGTGAGCAGCGCGACCGTCACGCCGGGCACCGGCTACACGTCCGTCCCGAACCTCGCTATCTCTGCGCCGCAAGGCGCGAACGGCGTGCAGGCGGCGGCGAACGCCTCACTCAAAGTCGTATCGGCAAACGTGACGGGCGGCGGCGCAAGCGGCGGCAGCGGCTACGTCACGAACGACACGATCACGCTGGCGAATGGCGTCGTGCTCACTGTCACAGCGGCGTCCGGCGCGATCACCTCGCTCGCGGTCGCGAATGCTGGCTCACTCTCGGGCGGTCCGATTCCCACGAACCCGGTGGCGCCGCAGTCGACGTCGGGCTCGGGCACCGGCGCGCTGGTGAATCTCGTGTGGGGGCTCGGCGCGGTCACGATCACCAACCCGGGCAGCGGATACACGAGCGCGACCGCGACGCTGTCGGGCGGCGGCGCTGGCACTGGCGGATCCGTCACGCTTGCGACCAGCGTCTGGCTGAACTTGGTGAACGCGATCAATCTGGGGCAGTCGGGCGTACGCGGCCCGTCGCAGCTCGCGATCGCGACCATCGGCACATCGGCGGCCGTACCAGCGCTGACTTCGGTCACGCTTTCGGGTGGTACCGACGGCGCGGCCGGCGTCACGGACGCAACGCAGATCGGTGCGAACACGACCCCACCGAGCGGCATGTACGCGCTGCAGAGTTCCGGCGTGCAAACGATGAACCTCGTTGACCACTCGACGTCGTCGCAGTGGAGCTCGATGGGCCTGTTCGGCCAGCAGTTCGGCATCTTCGGCGCGGCGCAGGGGCAACCGGGCCAGTCGATCGCGACTGTCTCGACGAACCTGAACACCGCGGGCGCCGACACGTACGGTCTCAAGTGCCTTGTCGGTGACTGGGTGTACTGGCAGGACAACATCAACAACGTGCAGCGCATGCTCGGCCCGGCAACGATCTGGGGGCCGATGCGCGCGAATCTCGCGCCGAACCAATCGACACTCAACAAGCCGGTTCAGGGCATCGTCGGTACGCAGCGCTCGATTCAGCAGGTGCAGTACTCCGGTCCCGAAACATTGGCTGCCGTGCAGGCTCGCCTGGACTTCCTCGCGAATCCGTCGCCGGGCGGCAACTACTTCTCGTTCCAGACGGACCGCAACACGTCGAGCGACGCGTCGACGAACAGCGAGTCGTACACCACGATGACGAACTTCCTCGCGCTGACGCTCGCGGCGAACTTCGGCTATGTGGTGGGCAACCCGCAGACCGATGACCTGCGCACCGAAGTACGCGACGCGATCTCGGCGTTCCTCTCCGGCCTGTGGTTGACCAGCAAGTACATCGGGGACGTCAACAATCCGACGAAGCAGCCGTACAAGGTCACGCTGGACGCATCGAACAACCCCGACAACAACGTCTCGCTGGGCCTCATGCAGTGCCTGGTGCAGGTCAAGTTCCAGTCGATCGTTCGTGAGTTCCTGATCTCACTGCAGGGCGGCTCGACGGTCAGCGTGTCGGTCAGCTAAGCCTTATCAATCCAGCCTTTCCGCCCGCCTCGCGCGGGCTTTTCCTTTTCGGGAGCCGCACATGGCGGGCGAAAATACTTTCAATATTGGCCGCGACGGCGCGCAGGTCACGATCATCGACTCGAACGTCGGGCCGGTCACGATTAGCAACATCGTTTCTTTCGAGTCGAAGCCCGGAATGCTCAAGCTCAAGAGCAATCCTCTCAATGGCCGCATTCTTCGTCGCGCGATCTATGACGGCCATTCGGGCACCTTCGAGGTGGATCGTCAGGATTCGTCTTACGACGATTACTTCGCTGACGCCGAGGCCGCCTACTTCGAAGGCTTGCCGCCCGGTCAAATCTTCATTACGCAGACCGTCAAAGAGCTCGACGGCTCAGTCTCGCAATGGCAATACAGCGACGTCGCGCTCTATCCCGAAGACAGCGGCACCTGGCGTGCGCAAGAAAAGGTCGTTGTGAAGTTCTCGTTCGAAGCGGGTCGAAAGATCCGCATTGCCTAAAGGAAGGTTTTCATGAGCAAAGTGACGGTCAACCCCGGTGGCGCCGCGATGGCTCCGTCGTCTCAAGTGGTCGCTCATGCGGCATCCGAGGTGCAGGTCACCGACGCCCGCGGCCGCACGATCACGATGCGCAAGCCCAATCCAATCACGCGTCTGCGCTTCATCGAAGCGATGGGTGAGTCGTCCACCAATCGTCTGTGGGTGAGCAACGTATGGGCCCTCATGTTCGTCGCCGCCATCGACGGTAGTCCGGTACCGGCGCCGTCGAACAAGAACCAGATCGAGGCACTGTACCAGCGGCTGGACGACGACGGCATCGTCTCGGTGTCCGAGGCTTTCGAACAGCACTTCACCGAGAAGACGGAGGTCGATGAGGACCTCGCAAAAAAATAGTCGCTGACCCCGCGACGCGCCAGTCTCTGTGGTTGGTGCGTCACGGCGTGCCCTTCGATGTGGCGTTCGAGATCGACGGCACGACGCGAACTGCGTGGTCAATCATCTGCTCCGAGCAGACGAGCAACAAGCGCTACAACTTCGCAACCAGAACGTTCGAGAGTGACGAATGAAGGAATTCAAAAGCTTTGGAGCCTTCGCCGCACATCTCGAGCGGCTCGCGCTTGAGTCTCCGGAGGTGAAGCATCACGCCGTTGACCGTGCGGCAGAAGAGATCCAGAAAACCGCGCAGGGCTTGATCGGCGAGTACCAAGGCGGAGTTGGCCCTTATGCCGCCTGGGAAGAGCTCGCGGAATCGACGCAGGCGGAGCGGTCCCGGCTCGGCTATTCGGAGAACGACCCGGGCTATCGCGATGGCACCATGCAGCGATCCGTCAAGCGAACGGCGAACGGTGAAGAGGCAGCCGTCGGCTCCAACAGATCGGAAGAGCACACGTCTGAACTC